TTTCAGTCTGGCGGATCGGGGTCGCGGGGTGGCTGTGATCGCGGCCGGTTTTGTTGAACTCAGTCATCGTCGTGTTTTTCATTACGTGACCAGAGAAACCCAACCGCTCTGGAAAGTCCAGAACTCTTTTGAGGAAAACCTCGGCCCCAATTCCACGCTACGTTTTCGCCGGCACGAAGCGGATGATGCCCGCGATGGTCGCCATACAAAGAAGCATCGCCGACGTATCGAGGCCGTGGTTGGGCGCGTTGCTTCTTACTTCGCGCCACTCCCAGACGCCAGTCCGCACCTCGACCTTCGCCTCGCCCTTGATGTGCTCGAGGTAGAGCGGGTTCACGTCGCTCGGCAGTTCCCAGCGCAAGTCGCCCTTGCCTTCCAGCGCGGTCGCCAGCGTGTCCTTGAAGTAGTCGCCGGACCAGTTGTAGAAGTAAACATCGCCGCCGCGGTAATCGCTCACCTGCGGATCCGAGAACGGGAAGTTGACCATCGTCCCAGTCGCCTCGTCTCGCATCGTCCACGTCCGTCGGCCGTATCCGCGCATCGAGCGCCAGCCGAACTCGGCGCAGTCGCGGTCGACGTCCGCCGGCCGGTAGCCGCGGTCCTGCGCGACGCAGGCGCTCGAGACCTTAAACCGCTCCTGGAGCGCGCGCAGCTGGTCCCGCGTGTCGATGCGCCCGAACCACAGCTGGCGATAGCGCGGCCCTTGCGCCGTGCTGAACGCGCCGACCTCGCACCAGAAATGATCCTGCTGCCGGTCGATCGCCATAAAGCGGATCGCCTCGTCGGGGATCGACTCGCCTTGCGCGTAGTCGGCCAACTTGTAGCCCGAGTCCTTGAGCAGCACGTTGACCGCTTTCTTCTCCACGATCCACGGCAGCGCTTGCCGCTTCGTCCGAAACTCAATCTTCGCCTGCTCGTCTCCCGTGCGGACCAGCTGGTTCTCGGCCTGGAGGAACTCTTCGACGAGGAGCCGCATCGGTCGCGTCACGATTGCCTCGAGCCGGAAGGACCGCACCTCGCGCGGCGCCGCAGGATTCATCGGCACGAAGCGCCCGGTCTTCGCCCAGCCGGCGCGGGTCGCGTCGCTGTCCGCGGACTCGTGGCCGCAGGCGATGCAGCGGAAGCGGCAGGTCTCCACCGCGCGCCCCACGTCCCACGTCTCGTCGTCGCGGCGCGCCCCGCGGTCCCATACCACGCCGCCGCGCTGCTCCTTGCTCAGAACCTCGAACGCGACCGGCAGGATCTTGCGGCAGCCTGGGCACTCCGCGTGCCACTCGCCTTGATCGCCCGAGCGAAAGCTCGTGTCCTCCACGTTGCCCGTCTCCGCATCCATCACCGGCGCTTGGCTCGCGTTGTAGATCTTCGAGCGCCCGACCTCCTCGAACTTGGAGACGCGCGCCACCGCGTGGCCGTAGATCTCCTGCCAGCGCGGGAGCCAGAGCTCGTCGTTGATCTTGTAGCGGATCGACTGGCTCTGCTGGGTCGAAAGGTTGGCCGCGTTGAGCGTCACGAAGAAGCCGCCAAAGAAAATCTCCGTCGTCGTGCGATGCGGCCCCGGCTTCGGCAGAAGCGCAGCGACCGGACGGCATCGCTCAAGAAGCGGCCACAGGCGCGTCTTCGCGTGCTTTTCAACCATCTCGTCGGTCTGCATCGTCCACGAGATCGGGCCGGGATCGTTCGCGATTATCCACGGCAGCCAAACGTCCGCGACCAGCGTGCCGCCGATCTGGACCGCCTTGCGAAAGTGAACGCGCCGGACCAGCGGATTTTGGAGCGCGTCGAAGATCGGAACCAGCCACGGCGATAGCCGCACGTTAAATGGCCCTGGCGTCGCGTAGGATTCCGGCAGCTGGACGTGCCGGCGCGCCCAGTCGTAGATCGGCGAGCGGTCCGGCCGCGGGAGGCGGAAGCCGGCGAGGAGTTGCTCGGCGCTCATCGCTTCTTGCGCGGCCTCCCGCCCTTCTTGCCGTTCAGCTTCGCGGCCTGCGCTTTCGCGGCCGAGCGCGCGAGCCCTCCGCGGCGCCCCAGCGCAGTCATCACGTCTCGCACCATCTCAGGCGTCGGCAAGCAGTTCATCAAGCAAGGTCACGAAGGCTCGCTCGGCGACTGCGGGGACGACGCCGTTTCCAAGCAGGCGGAGCTCGTCGACTCGGGAATCACCGGCGACGCACAGCTGGGCATAGTCCATCCCACCGGCAGGCCCATCAGCGTCTCCACCCAGCGTGGGTTGAGCTTGCCCGAGTTCTCTGTTTTCTTGATCTGCCCCGGCAGCGACGCCCGATGGCCGCCCCGCTCCTGACATCCCTGCCCCGGCGCACCCATCCAGTCTCGGGCATTGGGCGTTCCCCAAGCCTTGATCTGCGAATGCAGCGTGTCCGGCTGCCCGCGATGTCTGCCCAAATCGTGTTCTGCTCTGGGCGTTGCCCACGCCTTGACTTGAGCAGTCAATGGCATCGTTGCCACCTTCCCTTCCGCTTGTCTCTTGGCCCAAGTCTCTGGATTCTCGTCCGTCGTCTTGCCAGTTCGAGGCGTTGCCCAGTTCTGAACGGCTACCGGCAGCGGGCGATGCAGTTGCCCCAAATTCGGATTTGCCGCCTTCTTCGCCGCATTGCGCTGCTCCCATTCCGCCGGCGTCTCGTCCGGCCTCTGCCCGTCCATCGCGCTGGGCGTGGGCCACAACTCGGGGCGGCTCCCATCCGAACTGGGGGTGGCCGGGACGACTAGGCCAAAGTTCTTCTGCACATCGCGTAGTTGCGGACGATGCGTCGGTCGCTCTGCGTTTGCCGCATTGTAGACATCGCTCGTCTGAGGCGTCGGCCAAGACATCTCTCCCCGCCGCGCCATCGCGCTCAAGCATTTGCTCTGCTGGCTGTTGCCGCCAATGCGATAGCTGTCCTCGTTCGCCGTTACGGTGGGCCAGGATGAAGACCCGCTTGCGTTGATGAGGCGCGCCGCACTCAGCCGCGCTGAATATTCCCCACGTCGCCGAGTAACCAAGCTCGCCCAGATGCTCGACGACCTCTCGGAGTCCAAGGCTGATGTGGCCCTCGACATTCTCGAAGAAGCAGAGCCTGGGTCGCAGAATTGAAATTCCATCTGCGATGTAGGGCCAGAGGTGGCGAGGATCTTCTCGGCCGAGTCGCTTCCCGGCGCTGCTGAATGGCTGGCACGGATAGCCGCCTGAGAGCAGATCCACTCGGTCGCGAAGTTTTTCCCAAGGGAAAGACTTGAGGTCAGGCCAGATCGGAGCCGCGTCAATCTGCCCGCCTTCCATTCGCGCAAGTAAGAGCTCGCACGCGAACGCTTCGATCTCCGAATAAGCGATTGTTCGCAGATTCGGGATGCAGCGGTGCAGTCCGAGGTCGATGCCGCCGTAGCCGGCGCACAGGCTAACGTGAGTGATTTCGGGATGATCCATATCATAGTCGTTGTTCGATCATCTGCAAAACCAAAGCCGCTTGGGCTTTCAAGCTTAATCTTCCGTTGCGCTCTTCTTGATCGCCTCCGTCTCGAACCGTGCAAGGTTGCCCGCGATCACCTCGCGAATCTCGTCCAGGATTAGCCCGCCTTCGACGTTCGCCTCCGCGGCCGACTTGCCGGCGACGCGCGGGCCGAGCTCGACCTCGAGCTTGAGCCGCAGCAGCAGGTCAAGCTTCTGGCTGAGCAGCTGGAGCATATCTTGCACGACCTCGCGCTCGACCACGTTCCCGCGTTCGCGCCCCAGCTTGAGATCGCGAAGCTCGATGTCGCGCCGCATTAGCTCGGCCTTCAGCGCGCCTAGGCTCCCGTCCTTGATCCGCCCGAGCCCGCGCTCGTCGCGCCACGCAATCAGCTGCTCGACGGTAGCCCCGGTCGGCCAGTCGTCGCGCTTCTGCCATTCTTGCAGCGTGCGTCGCGTAACTCCCAGCGCCTTAGCGAGTTGCTCTTGCGTCTGCTTCACGGATTTCTCGTGGGAAATTAGGGAAAAGGGGCAAAACCGTTTTTTTAAGCTAGGTCGCGAAACC